ATCAAAATCATGTAAATGATATACAGAACAAACTAAATACAAATGCTTTTATGAGAGAACAATTAGTTGAATGTGAAAAAGTATTTGTAAGTAAGTTTGATGAATCTGTAAAAGAGCTAAAGGAAGCTTTAGACTAAAATGATTATAAGACAATGCTCCCATGATTATGATATTACTATTCACTTAAATAATAAAAAAGGAATAGTAAAAACATTTTCTTTAGTTGATGGCACACCTGCTACAGTAACATATCCAAACTCTAAACAGTATTTTCTTTTAGTTGATGGAGAGATTGTAAAACGATCTGATTCATTTAAGACTATAGAGGAAGAATATGTAAAAGAAGTTGCTAAAAAAACTTCACATGGTCATGGGAGAATTGATCTATCAAAACATAAATTAGTAAATAATAAAGTGGTAAGTAAATGAAAACTCCAATATCAAAATTAGTTGCATGGCAATTAAAAACAGGACAGCTAGACGGATGGACTGCTTATCATATAGGTGCAGGAGCTTTTTTCTGCAAAATATTTCAATGGCTAGACTGGAGTAATTTCTGGTGTGTAATGGGCGTTTTTATACTAGGTGTATTGTGGGAAATCTTTGAATGGTTTATAGAGGGAGATGAAGAAACCTATGGTACAAAAAAAGCATGGGCATATAATACCATGTCTGATATAGTTGTAGAAACTGCTATAGCGTGGTGGATGGTATTATGAACAAAACAATTAAAGTATTAAATAATGGCGATTTTAAAGTTATTAGTACAACTTATGACATTCCTGTTAAGTATGTCAATACTAAGTTGCAGTCAAGGGTGGACAATAGCAGGGGTAGAAATAACTCCAAGCGACACAACAAAAAACACAGTATTTATTGAAATAATAGGTGCTGATTCTGTAGAGCATTGGTATCATGGTAGAATACACAGCGATGGTAACTGGTGCTATAAACATGAACAATATGAATATGTTGAGGCAAAATAATGGATACTACAGCAATGTTAGAAGCTTATGGGGAGCTAGGTGTAATAGGAATCTGCATGATTCTTTTTGGTTTTATGATAACTAATTTAATAAAAGAAAATAAATCTCAAACAGCACATATTGATGAAATACAGCAAGATTTATCTACAATGAAATCAGAGCTAAATAACACTATGAATATTTGTGTAAAACTTATTGATTCTATAAATGGTTTTAAGGGTAGTATGCACGATAAAATGGATCGTAGGCATGAAGCTTTAATGAAAGATGTAGATGATTTAAGTGATAAAATTAGCTATATGTCTGGAAGATTAAATGGGGGAGGTAAACATTAATGGATAGTTTAAAAGTTGCTTCAATAAGCTTTGCAAATTACGGAGTTTACTTAGCTGAAATCAACTTACTATTACAATGTATCGTAGCAATAATGAGTATAATATACTTAGGAATAAAAATAAAAGGAAAAAAGTAATGGACATCAAGTCAATGTTAGTAAAAGTTGCTGAAGAGCAAGCAGAAAAAATGAAAGAACAAGCTGTAGGCTATACCCAATCAGAAGAGTTTGCAGATAAAATGGCTCAGTTAATGAACGATAAAATAAACATCCCTTTCGTAAAAGAAGAAAAAGAAGGTGAATTATTTAAAGAGTTTGCTGAAGTAGTGCAAGATTTAATTGCAGGAATATTTAAAAAATAATGTCTAGAAAACGTGATCCAAGATTATCTAGATATGGATTGAGTGGGTACAATAAGCCGAAGCGTACTCCTAACCATCCTAAGAAATCCCATGTAGTTCTTGCAAAGGTTGGTAGCAAAGTAAAGCTTATTAGGTTTGGTCAGCAAGGTGCTAAAACAGCAGGTAAACCTAAAAAAGGTGAGTCTGCTAGAATGAAAGCAAAACGTAGATCATTTAAGGCTAGACATCGTAAAAATATAGCAAGAGGCAAAATGAGTCCAGCATGGTGGGCAAATAAGGTTAAGTGGTAATATTATGAGAGTAAAAGCACCAAAAGGTTATCATTGGATGAAAAAAAAGGGGAGTTACAAATTGATGAAGAATCCAAAATCAGGTTACAAAAAACATAAGGGTTCTTCTTTGTTTGCTAACTTTAGTGTGGCAAAGAGACATGGCTAGAAAAAAAAGAAAAAAATCAAGAGTTAATGAGGCAGGTAATTATACAAAACCTACATTAAGAAAAAGACTTTTTTATCGCATAAAAGCAGGCAGTAAAGGTGGAAGAGCTGGGCAATGGTCAGCGAGAAAAGCTCAAATGCTTGCTAGGGCATATAAAAAAGCTGGGGGTGGTTATAAATAATGGCTTTAAAAAAAACACAGAAGAGCTTAAAAAAATGGACAAAACAAAAGTGGGGATACGTTACAAAAGGTGATGAGAAAAAACCAAGAAGAAAGCGTGGGCGTTACCTACCTAAGTCAGTTAGGAAACGTCTTAGTGCCAGTGAAAAAGCTTATACAAATAGGCAAAAAAGAAAGGCTTCTGCCAAAGGTAAGCAGAGAGCAAAATACAGTAAAAAAGTAGCAAAACGAGTAAGGAGAGCATAATGCCATATCACTACGGACACAGTTCAAAAAAGAAAAAGAACGGAAAAAAGAAAAAAAAGAAAATGATGAAAAGGAAGAAGAGATAATGTATAAGTTCGGTAGACGGAGTCGAGAAAGACTCAAAGGGGTAGATGCTAGGTTGATAAATGTTTTAAATGAATTAATTAAAATGATGGATGTTACTATTATTGAAGGACTCCGTTCTGCTGAACGTCAAAAAGAACTTTTAGCAAAAGGAGCTACTAAGGTAAAGTATTCTAAACACATGGAAGGTAAAGCAGTTGATCTTGCTCCATACCCAATAGATTGGGAAAATAGAGATGGATTTTATTATATGGGTGGAATGATTCGTGGTATAGCTAAACAAATGGGAGTGGACATAAGATTTGGTGGAGACTGGGATAGCGATGGAGACACTAAAGACAACAGCTTTGATGATTTAGTTCATGTAGAGTTAAAAGAGTAAAAAAAAGTTAAGGAACTTAACTATTTACTCTTGCATTAAAAACATTTATAACATAAGTTAGGAACAATATGGCGTATTGTACAACAAGAGATTTAAAAGATGTGTTTCCATCTATAGATGAATTTGACACCAAAACTGCTTTATATGGTTTTGTAGTAAGTGCTGGAAGCAGATATGTTGCAAACAATGTAGGATTAGTTACTCAGTTGTTTGCTAATGGTGAAAATTTAGGGGCAGGACAATCAAGCATATCAGATGTAAACGCCAATGGGAGATGGTATTACGATGATTCAAATGATGCTGTTTACTATTATAACGATACAACAAACCCAAATGATATGCTTATTGAGTCAGGTGATGATTGGGATACTCTACGAACACGCTATATATCAAATGCCGAAAAATACCTTGATTCTAGGTTAGATGGCAGACTGCCCCGAAAACAGTTCAAAGATAAAGATGGCAACTATGATTACTCTATAGTAAGAACAACTGCATTAATTGCTTGTTATTTTCTTATTAGAGCAAATGATCCTACATCTGAAGTAGGAACTGCTTTATTTGAAGAAGCAGAAAGAAACATACTATCATTGAATGATGGTAGCACCAAGTTATCTTGGCAGGTTTCAGGTGATGCTAGCAAAGGAGTAATTAGACAAGTATCTGTAAGTGGTTCTATAAATATAGTAGATACAAGAGGTCATTACTATGATGTGTATGATAAAGTTGGTGTTAAAATTACAACTGCTGGTGCTATAGGAACTGCTATATATTCTGTTTGGCAAAAAGATGCTGATAGATTAGGTTCTGAAAGAATGAATAATGGTGAAGTAGCAGACTACACAGAAACGATCAATGGTCAGTATCAACCACTAGCTAATGATGTTTACATTAGATTTGCAGGTGACACAGCAGATACAGCTACACTAAATGACAAATGGGAAATAGAGTTCTTTGGCAAGAATGAATCAGTAGATGATAATGGAATGCCATACTCAATTAGGATGACTAGAACCTAATGGCAATTACATTTGTAAACATTTGGGAAACAAAGATTTTGGATACTATCAGGACTTTTCTTAATGCAGAGTTTGCAGGTAGTATCCCAGTATATACAGGAAACTTTAAGGATATGGGCAATCAGTCCATACGTCTTAATCCAATAGGAAGTGACTTACTTCGTATTGATGCTACTAGAGCAGAAACTAGAGAATACATTGTGGATGTGTCTTATACATTTAAAGAAAAAGTATTAAAAAAAGATACTTGGGAACATATTTTAAGACAGGTTTCACATATAGAGGCTTTATTTCACGATAATTACAAGGGTTCAGGTAATACATTTTACGATGGAAGATTTGAAACAACTCGAATAAATGAAAAGACAGAAGAAGAAGAAGCGATTGAAGGGTTGAATGTAATTAGATGGGAATGGAGGGGAACTTACACAGGGAATACAACATAGGAAAGTAATAAGGATTACTATGAAAGTAAAATTAAAAAAAGATGTAAAGGTATCAGATATACCTAGAGTTAGTGGAGAGCATAAAAGATTGATTAATGCTTTATCCAAAAATAAAGAAGCAGAGCTTGAAGTTATGTTAAAAGGTATGGATGCCTTTGTTGAAGAATCTTCAGTTAAGTTAAAGAAAGGAGATAAGTAATGTCAAATTTTTATAGTTCAAAAGAATTAACAGTTGGAGTTGGGTTAGATGCTAGTACAGTAGGATCACCTTTTGCTGGAACATTTACTCAAATAGAAGCAGATAGTGTAGCGTTTCCTACATTTAATGATCTACTTGTAGAAAGAAGAGGTGGTTCAGCATCAGGGACTCTTATAGCAAGTTCAGATGTATTTCATTATACACCCGGAGCAACAATAGAAGTTTCAATTAGTGGATACATGACAGATGAGTTATTTCCTATTTTAACAGCAAATGCTTTTGGGCAAGCATACTCTAGTAATGTACTATCAATAGCAAATGCTGTTGTTGCAAACAAAACATTTGAGCATGGAGCAACATCTGCTAATGAAAATACATTATCGTTTGCATTTAATGGAATTGGTGGAACTGGATTTGATGATTGTGTTGTAGTTCCCGGATGTGTAATAACAAGTCTTGAATTAACTGCTGATCCTAATGAGGATGGTGGTAGAATGAAATTTAGCCTAACTGCTACATCTAGAACTCCTCTTACGCAGGGTAGTACATTTTCAACAACTGCTAGTACAATGGGTGCTTATAGTACAAATTATACATTTTTAGGAGATTTTTCAGATCATACTAAAGTACATAATCAAACTGCAATTCTAAAAAGTTTTGCAATGACTATTGAAAATCCAGTTGTATTTTCTGGTAATGGTGGCTCAGGAGGAACAGGGGCACCACAAACATATATAAGGTCTATTCCTGAAATGATAGTAACAGTAAATCCTGTAATTAAGTATGATACAAATTTTGATACTTTATGGGAGTTAAGTAGAAATCAAGGAACATCTTTAACAAGTCCAGCATTTGAAATGGCTGATAATTCAACATATTCATCAGGAAATAGAGCTATAAGAATTACGGATGCAAGTGTTCAAGAGTTATCTTGGGATGAAGGAGATTTTTTAGGGATTAATGTTAGTATGAAAGCAAGAGGAGATGCTGATCCATCAATTTACTTTAAATACGCATAAGGAATAAACAATGAGTAAGCATAAACTATCTACTGGAAAAGAAATAAAATTAAAAGAAATGTCTGTAGATGATATGGATTACTGCAATGACCTACCTCAAATGAGATATGAAGGTAATGAGATTGTAGCTATAACCAATCTAGCAAAAGCAAGAACTGCTTGGATTAGAAAAGGTGTAGAAGGAGCAGATGACTCTTTCATTAAAGCATTGACAGAAGATGAAAAAAACGAACTGTCTTTAGCTGTACAAGAGCATCAACGCTTGGGGGAATAGAATCCCTCACTCTTGAAACAAACTTCTTACTAGACAAAAGATGTGAGGGGTGTAGGTATCACCAATACCCCTACAAGGCTCAAATTCCTATCTTAATCGAGGGAAAATATGAAACTCGTATGTTTACATCAGATGAGGATGTTTGGACTGTGATAGAGCTAATTAAGAAGGAAACAAAACAACATAATGAAGAGGGCAGAAATTTTAACATTGCTGAATCAGTAATGGCACAACTGCCCTTTTTTGCTTGTACTAATATGATGTTAGATTCAAATTCACAAAAAGACATAGCAAGATTTATGTATGCAAGACAATTTAAAATATCTCCATATAAAGGGAGTTATGGAGATCAACCTAAAAAATGGGTTGAAAAAAGTTTTCTATTAACAAACTTAATAGAGAGACAAAAAGCAAAGGCAATAAAAAATGGCTGAACAAAATACAATAACTATACAGTTTGGTGCTAAAGGAGATAAGGATGTTATTGATGCTATTAATAAGTTAGATAGATCAACAAAAAAACTTATAGATACCCAAGCAAAAATTACAAACTTTAATAAAAAAAATACCATATCAACTAAAAAACAAAGTGATGGTATGAAAAAGTTGTTTATACAATTAAGATCAAATAATCAATCATTTAAAGATTTAGGATTGTCTACATCTATTTTAACAAAAGCATTTAAAGGTAATAGAATAGCATTAGCTCAAGTAAGAAATGCTATGAAAAAACTTAATTTAGAAAATGAAAAAGCAGATGTAACAACAAGAATATTAGGTGGAACAGTTGCTGTTTTAAGGTCAAAATTGTTGCTTGCTGGATTCGCTATGACAACTCTTGTAAGACCTGTAATGAGATTAGTTTCAGAAGGTGCAAATATTGAATCTGTTAAGATAGCATTTGATACATTAACTGGAGCTACTGAAAATTCTGAAGTTGCTTTAGAAAAATTACAACAGGCAACAAATAATACTATGTCTGAATTTGATTTGTTTAAACAAGCAAATAATGCTATGATTCTTGGCGTAACTAAAAACTCAGATGAAATGGCTGAAATGTTTGACATTGCTCAAAGGCTTGGTAGGGCATTAGGTAGAGATACTGCAAGTTCTGTTGAATCTTTAGTTACTGGTATTGGTAGACAATCAAGACTTATGCTTGATAATATTGGTATTATTGTAAAGTCTGAAGAAGCTTATGAAAATTATGCAAAAGCAAATGATTTACTTGTTAGTTCATTAACAGATGCACAAAAAAAACAAGCATTTCTTGAAGCTACTATGGAGTCTGCTAGAAAAAAAATAAAAGATGTAGGTGAGGAAATTCCAACTGCAAGAGATTCTTTAGATGCTTTTACAGCATCAGTAAGTAATTTAGGAACTACAATAGGTCAAAATATTCCTTTTACTGATACCTTATTAAAGTTTTTTACTAATATAGCAAATAAAGCAAACGATACTATAAAAGGTGAAGAAAGAATTGTTCAGTTAAATGATTCACTATTAGAACAAACAAAACAAAGAGATAGGTTGTTAAGTGCAATACAAAGTAAGTTTTTTACAGGATCAGCAGAAAAAGAATTAAAAGTTGTAGAAGATAGAATTAAATCAATAACAGAAGAAATATCTGCATTAATGGAAAAAGAAATTGCTGATAAAAAAGCATTAGAAATTGCTAAACAAAAAAAAGAAGCAGAACAAAAAGCATTGCGAATTGCTAAAAGAAAAATAGAAGCAGAGAAAAAAGCTTCAGAACAAAAAAAACAACAACTAAAAGAAGAACAAGATATTATTAATAGTATTGCAGAAGCTAATAAAATAGTACACAAAAATAATTTAGAATTTCAATTTTTGCAAATTGAGTTGCAAGCAAAAAGATTTGAGCAATTAAAACTAGAAAATGAACAGCTAATTAATCAAGCTGATATAGTAAAATTTGTAGAAGATGCAAAATTTGAAGCAGTATCTAATAATCTACAAAAAACAAGTGTATTGTACAATTCTTTTGAAGCAGGTTATGATACATTTATAAATTCTTTAACTGATATGGAAATGACAGGGGCAGAACGTAGAAAACAAATATTTGAATCTACTAAAAATGCTTTTGTTGGATTTTTAGGTGAAATGTTAAAAGAAAAAATAAAACAAATTATTGTAGAACAAGTTATATCAAAAACAGCAAAAGCAACTAGCATAGTTGAAGCTCAAGCTACTGGTGCTTTAATTGCACAAGCTTATGCTGTTCCAGCTTTTTTAGCATCTACAGCAAGTTTTGGTAGTGCATCTATAGCTGGTTTAACAAGCCTTACAGCAGGTGTTGCAGGTACAAAAGCTCTTGCAACTTTTGAAGATGGGGGTTTAATTGGGGGTAGGAGACATTCTCAAGGTGGGACTATTATTGAAGCTGAAAGAGGTGAATTTATAATGTCAAGAAATGCCGTTCAATCTATTGGAGTTGAAACTTTAAATCAAATGAATCAAAATGGTGTTACAGGTTCTACAGTAAATGTAACAATACAAGGTGGAGTAGTGGATGATAGTTATGTAAATAATACTCTTATACCTGCATTAAATAAAGCAACATCACTAGGAAATAAAATAAATGCTTAGTTTTGATTCAGCATTATCTAACTCATTAAATAACTCAAACACAACAGCATTTTGGGTACTAAAACTATATTATAACGATGAGTCTAACTTTATAGGAATATCAGATATTGATAGGTCTGATGGTAGTGATTTTTATTATGGTATAGCATCTTCATGGGGAAACTATAGTCAATCTTTAGATTTTTTTAATTTTAGTACATCTACAAGTAATATGACAGTTAGTTTAATAAATACTGATCGTGCTATTCAAAATGGTAGATTTTCAGATTTATTTGCAACAAATAATTTTAGCAATCGTAAATGGGAATTATTTTTAAATACAAATCAAACATCTACCTTAGATACATCTACTAGAATGATTGGAACAGGAGTTATATCTGGAGATATAAAATATGGCTTAGACTCAATAGAGTTGTTGTTATTAGATAAAAGTAGCGTTTATCATAAACAAATACCTAGTGCTACAGTTGATTCTAGCACATACTCTTCTGCTCCTAAAAAAAACATAGGCAAACCAGTTCCAATGTCTTATGGTAGTTTTGATCAAACTACATCGGATACCTATTATAAACAATTTTTTGCTAATGGTCGTTTTCCTGCTATTATAG